TACCATATTTAAAGTCTAAGAAAAATATAAGACCTGATGGCAAGTTCATTGGTTGAACTGATACAAATTCTTTTGCTGCAAATTCAGCAAAAATTCTTCTTACTAATGGTAAAGCAACGCCTGTCCATTCTTCTCCGCCATGACCGCCTGTTTGCGAAGCTTCTTTTACTAGTTGTCTTGCTTGGTTCTCAAGCAATTGAGCCATACCGGCTTTTTCTGTTTCGCCTTTAAGGCCTTCTAATAAACCTGTTCTTTCCCACTTTGAAGCTAACGCTTTAGCGTTGTTTCTTTGTACGAAATCATTGGTTTGTAATAAATTTGAAATACTCATGATTTCTTTCTTTCTTTTTTAATTTGTTTTATAATAATCCTGCTAATTTTTTCCAACGATTTGCTAATTCAAATCCTTCATTTAAAACTTGTGTTGTTTTCTTAGATGGTGCTGTTGTTGCTGTAGCACGCGATGCATAAGATTCTTTAACTACACGTTTTTTAGTTGGACGCTGAAATGATTCGGCTAACGTTGTAAATACTAATTTTACTTCTCTTGGATTACCAGCTCTGTCAAAGTTTTCAATTACTTTCATTTTTTGACCTTCTGATAATTCAAAGTTTCTGAACAATTTGTTGGTGTAAAGAAGTTTTGCATTTAAAAGATTAACTTCGTTGATGATACTTTTAAGTTGTTTAACTGTTCGGTATGCTTCTTCAAGTTTTTCTTCTGTGTCTTCAAGTTTGTCTTCTAACTCAGCAACTACTGCTGGGTCTGTTTCTTCTTCTTCCGTTTCACGAAGAATTGACTCAATGATTTCATCAATGTCTTCTTCTTCGTCATGACCCATATAATGATTTTCAACTGGTAATTCGTCGTCTTCATACATTGGTTCTACTTTTGGTTGGCCCATGTCCGTTTCGTCTTCTGTTTCTGTGCCATCTTCTAATTCGCGAATGATTGATTCTAATTCTAAATCATCTTCATAATTCATTCCTTCATTGTATTCAGCATTCATGTCGTCATCCGTCGGAACCGCTTGTTCTGAGTCTTCCACTTCTGTTTCATCAAACTCTGCGACGTCGTCGCCGCCCATTCCAACTGTAAAGTCGTAATCGTTGCCTCCAACTGTTGCAGACAATGAATCGTCTGTCCATGTAAAGTCGTCACCGCCTTCTTGTTCGCCTGCCATAGCATCCAGATCATCTGGTGCTGCAACTGGTAATTCTTCTTCGCCTTCTACTTCATTTTCGATTTGATCTGAGATCATTCTCATCATTCGAGGGGCGAATGCTTCTTGTAAAGCAATTTTTGCGTTTGCTAGTGCAGTTTCTTTAACGGCCTTTGCATCTGCGATTGCTTCCTTTAGCAAATCTGATTTTGCCATAGTAATTCTCCTTAAATTTGTTTTTGGAAATAAGATTATTTGAAATCTTAATAAAAATATAAATTGTAGACACTATATAAGAAATAGCGTATTTACCAATAAATATAGGCATGTTTGAAAAAACAGTAAAAAAGACCTAACTTTTTGTTAAATCTTTAAATTTAATTAAATTGAATGTCTATCACGAACTTTTTGAAGAAATTTTGCGTTCGTTAATTGTTGACGGCGTTTTACGCTAGGTTTGATAAATTCTGTTAAATCTCTAGTCTTTTCTAGTATTTGTGAATTTTTTATTTTTCGTTTCCAAATCTTTAAAGCAAATGCTAAATCTTCTCTTGTATTTCCTACTACGTTAACTGCAAGGGCATGCCCTGGTACTATTGATTGATGTTGTTTTTGTTTTTTGTTCATGTAACTATAATTGATTATTAAATTCTTGGCGGGGACATTTTAGGTTTAGTAGTAGCTTCTTGTCTTACTTTAAATCTAAAATGTTTAAGTTCTGGCTTTTGAGCTAAATATCCTTGTAACTTTTGTGATTCTAATGCTGGGTCTTCGCCTAATCTAAAATACATGTAGCCAATTTGGCCAGATCTGGATAAGACACTTTTAATAATAGTAAAACCTTTTTTCTCTGCCCACTGTTTTATTTCTTGTGCAACACTAGGCGATGTTTGTGGATCTCGAACTACATATTCAATGCCTCCGGCATAATCAGTTAAATTGTTAACTAATTGTGCTTCTATAAGTTCGTCTTCTGTAAGGCCTGCCTCCAGGGCTGCATCTTTAAATTTTCCTATTGCAATAGTTGCTTGATCAATTTTTTCTGGATCTGGTATGTTGATTGCTTCACGCAATTTAATTTCAGCGTCTGCAACATAAATTACTGAATCTTCTGAATTTTCATAATCTACATCATATCCTGCAGAATCTGCATAATCAATAAATCGATCAAATTCTTTTGTTGGTAATATATAATATACATCGCCCGTTATATCTTCTTTGTATTCTAATTCTCTGCTATGATTTGCCCGTAATATATCATCCAATTTTTCGTCATTAATTGAAAATATAATATTGTTAGGATCGGACATAGTTTTAAATACTTGAGCAAATGATTTTGCATCATACACTTCTTCGCCATATAATTCAATAGTCTCATTATCTAAATTTATATAAATTTCAGCTCCTTGATGTTTCATATCTAAAATAATAGTGCTATAGTTTTTACCAATAGCAGTTCCGCCACTTATTCGTTTGCCTGACTTTTCTGCCCATGTAGCTGCTTTCTTAACAAGTGCTACGGCATAAGGACCTTTATTTTTAGCAAAGTCCATTATGTTGTATGGAACATGTGCAGCTTCATGAAGCTTATACCCAAAAAAGTCTCTATATAATTTTTTAATTTGATTCATCATTTACCTATATAATATAATAATATTTTTTTTAATATCCAAATTATCCTACATCAAAATATCGATTAAGATGTTGTCCAATATTTTCATATGCTATTGACATTTGATGTTGTGCTTCTTGTAATGACGATGCTGCTGTTGTAAAATCTTTATAATCATCAAGCATTCGCTTGTTGCCTTTTTTGTTTGCAACATTTTCAAACCAATTATCACTTTCAGTCATTATGCGGTCGGCGCCATCTACAATTCGTTTAACTCGTTCTACTATTTCTTGTATATCACCTTTTCCATATACAGAATCAGCCATAGCCGAAAAGTTTTTTATTTCTTGCATAAACTGTTGCTTTTCTTGAGGAGTTGTTGGTTTGGGTGCGTCATCCAATAGTGTCTCTAGTATAAATTTTAAATTTGGAGTTTTCATATTATATCCTACATTTTCCATCATCACATAATATAGATGTAATAATGCTGTTAATTTTGTTATATTTAGTTTGTGTGTTATTTTTATTTGTTGATTCATTCATATGGTGTGGGCGCATAAAAGCTCCTTGTGTAGATGGATTTGATACAAAGTCCCAACAAATTAATTCAAAGTCTTCCTGAACTTCTACAACTCCTTCACTTCTTAATTCTTTAACTGACCCCATTCCTCGACTAGATATTCCCAATGTAATACCGGCTTTGAATAGTTCTTTTAAGATTTTCCCAGATGGTGTTTCTAGTATTTGTACAGCTCCGCATAAATCATCGCCTTTCCACCAAATTTTTAAAACATTGTGTGAAACATTGTTTAAATTAACTACAGATGATTCTGGGTGATCTAATTCGCCTAATGCTCTATGTTGATCTATATATTCTTGTTGATATCGTTTGCATTCTCTTTCTAGTATGTTTCTAGGATAGATTCTACCATTTTGATTTTTTGCGGCAGCACGTTGTAAAACTCCTTGAACTACATATCCACCTGGTATTCCAAATGTACCGCCAGATGATTCTGACAATGGCACAATTGGTTTAAATGGCATATATTCTAATATTAGTTTTTTTGACATGTTATTCTCCTAAAGCCCTTACTCTTTCTGATATTTTTGTTAATCGTTCTGCTATTTTTGTTAATGAAGTAGTTACTGCAGCTCCGTAACCGTCTCTAGATAATCCTGATTCAGTTTTTAATTGAGAGCTATAATTTACTAGTTGTTCAATTTCTTGTAATTTTAAAGCTACTTCTTTTATTGTACGTTTAACTTTTTGTTCTGGTGAGGTTTTTGGATCATGAGTAGCAAATTTTCTATATGACTCAATAATTGACTCATACTTAGAATCCATTAGTTCCTGAACTTGTTTGTATCCCAATTGTTCAGCTGTTTTTTTATTGGTTGTTTTTGCAAATGCTGTTGGAACCCTAGGTGGGCCGGAGCCTCCATCTAATGCACCTGTTACATTAAGTTCTAGCAATCCATCTTCTTCCGATGTGCATGTACATGCATCTAATGGCTTATCGCATTCTGCACAAGAATTTTCTTGTAGTTCATTAAAATATTTTGACATTTCTAATATTAGTGAATTCATGCATGAATTTCTTTTAATTCTCGAATTAAATCATAATATCGTAACAATGACAATACATGTGATTCTTTAATAGTTTTCATATTTTCTACAGTACATAACATTTCAGAAAGTTTTTTTACTTTAATTTTAGTAACATCGTCAGTTACATGTTTTGATTGTGTAACTAGTTGTTGTTTAATTTTAGGTATAATAACTTGTATATATTCTTTTAATGCTGTAGTGTCATTAACATTGATAATGTATTTATTTAACAATTGTTTTTGATTTTCATCTAGCCCAGAATATTTTTTATTAAATTTATCTACAATTAATTTATATGTTAATAATCTCATATCTTTAGTTTGAGATTCAAACAACTTAATAGCTGGGTCAATTTGTATGTTTTGTTTTTTAGTTGGTTTTGTATAGTCAATTATAGCAGATTTACATTCCATAAGTTGTTTTGGGTTATCTGATTCTTCATAATCAAATATCATTCCGACCGATGCAAGTACTTTATAATTAGTAATATGCATTTTTGACATATTTTTAAAAATAAATTTTTCTGATATTTCTTTAATTAAATTATAACGTTGTCTTCTTAATAATGATTGATTTAATTTGCCATGTGCTAATTTAGTTGTGCGAATATAATCTAAAGAATGGGCTTCAGTTACAAATGGTTTTTTAATTAATATATTATATAAATACAATTCTTTTGATAATTCAGTATTTTTTCCAAAATATTTTTTAATTATATCTGCAGTTGTAGATTTATTCGAAGATAATGTCTCCGATGTTAATTTTTGAACTAACATTTCAAAAAGAATACCGGTGTTTTTGTATTTCGAATGTTTTAATTTTTTCATGTAAATTCAATCATTTAGTATTTAGTATAAATATGTTGATTATTATAAAATATTACTTTCATCTAACATTGTTCCACTATCTTGATCGTTTTGTGACTCATCTTTAGATTTTAATGACTCAAGTATCATTTGTGAATTTTTATTTTTTAAATACTTTAATATATTGTGTCGGCTTTCTGTTGCTGGTTTAATATTTTGATTCATGTTAGGTAAAAATGCAGACTTTTGATTGTTTATATCAAATGCTTGATCTAATTCTTTTTTACCAGTAGGATCCCAACCAAATGCATTTTTATGTTGTCCTGGTTTAATTCCTTCAGGTGGACGACCTCCGGGGTCTTTAGTTTCTACTTCATCTGATGACATATGTACGGTTGCTAAGTCGTGTGGAGTTCCATATGATATACCTGTGATTGCTGGGTCATTTCCTTCTTGCTCAATTTGATTTTGTCGAAATCTTAATTTAAGATCTTCAACTACGTCATTTCGTTCTTGAAGCCATTGTTCTTCACTCATATTAAAAATGTATTCATATATGTATCTGTCTGAAACTAGTTTTGAATCTTTCATTGCAGTAGCTAATGTTATTTTTTCATTCATTAATGCAACTTTTTGTTGATCATATATTATAGATGGGGCTGTTAATTCTAGTTCAAATCCAACTAAATCTTCTCCTTCAAATCCTTGAGCATATAAATGTATAATTGCAATTTTAGTTAATTCAGAAACAGCAATTTTTTGTATGCGTTCAATTGTTCGAGCAAATCGAATATCCATGGATGCTAACGTTGTTTTTCCTTCAACGCCCTCAGAATATCCTAAAAAAGGTTTTGGAACTTTTAAGGCTGCCATCATTTTATGTTTAACATAATCAATATCTTCAATTCCGGTAAATGTCATACCTGGTAATGTGTCAATTGAAGTCGATGATTGAGTTCCTCGTACTGGTAAATAATAATCTTCTAACATGTTGTTAAGATTAAATTTAAGATTATAGTTTCCTGTTTGCGCATCAATATGCGGAATTTTTTTCATTTTAGTAATAATTTGTTCCATAAACGTGTCTACTTCGTTTGGTGGAATATTACCAATAT